TATGCTCCACGATATTTCTGGCAGGAAATGGATACATACCGTGTTGGGGCGGAGAGGCTTTCTTCAGAATCAACCATGCACATTCAGGGTCGTGGCTTGTCAGAGGATGAACTTATAGAAATGAAGGAATATCTTCGTGAGGGAACAATGCAGCGGCGCATCTGGATGTTTTCATACCAGACATTAAGAAGAATATACTTCCAGAGGAGAAATCACAGACTTCCACAGTGGAGGAAATTTTGTGAGTGGATAGAAACCCTGCCATTTGCAAAAGAGTTTATAACAATTACCAATGACGACTCTGATTCCGACAAATAAGTATCAGACTCCTATAACGAAGGAGCTTCTTGACCAATTCCCAGATGAAGTTCAGGAGCAATTCCTGGACTTTGTTGATAATATACCATTGATAAAGTGGATGGTAGGTGAAAACCGTCCAAGAGCCAAGGATCTTCCACGTGATTCGAAAGGCAGGATAATAGTCGACATAACGCATCCTCACATATTGGAGGATATGGATTATTTCAGACCTGCGGCACTTTTCTACAAACAAAATGGATGTTATTCTTTACTAAGACCAAATTCAAACCCAAACAGCGAATATGGAAAATGGTTCTATGAGGAAGTAAGAAGATGTCGTGAGGGGTATGTAAGGGAATCTGATGGTGAGTGGGTTACTGGATATATGTACTGGTATCTCAACTATTGTCCTATAATGCTTAACCGTCTTGCTCCTGGTTCAGATATATATGTAAGGATTGAGGAGTTTCCTGATTTCTGGGAAGGTATATACTACAGATTCCATTACCTTGACCAAGCAAGACATGCAGGAAAACATGGGATGGAGCTGGCTCGCCGAGGCTGTTCCAAGTCATATTCATTGGCAAGTATAATGTCACACAACCTTATTCTTGGCGAGAATACTGTTGCAAAGAGCCGTGTTACTACCATTCTTACGGCATATACGAAGGAATATCTTTCAGAGAAGGACGGTACGTTTACCAAATTTACTCCTATGATAGACTTCTGTGCTGCTAATACTGAGTTTCCACGTCTTATGCTCAAGCGTTCCCAGTCGGAGATGGTATGGAGGATGGGATACAAGAACCAGAATGGAAACCAGATGGGTTCACTAAACTCAGTGATGGGTCTGTCTGTTAAGGATGATGAGGGTAAGATTCGTGGTAAACGAGGAGTAATCCTGTATGAGGAGATGGGTAACTATCCTAACTTCAAAGATGTCTGGGACAATACGCGAGACTCTGTTAAGGAAGGTAATAATGTATTTTCACAGCTTTTTGCAGTAGGAACCGCCGGTGATGAGGCTTCAGATTTTGCCGGTGTCAAGATAATGCTGTATAATCCTTCTGCATATGAGGTATATGCTTTGGAGAATGTCTATGACAAGGCAGGCAAGGGAGCTAAGTACTTTGCATATTTCTTTCCGTCATATATTTCCAGGGCTGGATGCATGGACAAGGACGGGAACTCCGATGTTGTCAAGGCTTTGCTTGAGATACTTATGGAGAGATGGAATGTAAAACAGGGTGGAGATCCAGCATCACTGCTTAAACGTGTAGCTCAGATGCCTATAACTCCCGAAGAAGCCATACTCAAGGTAAAGTCAAAGAAGTTCCCATCGGTGATGATTAATGAGCGGCTTCGTCAGCTTGATTCAGATCCAAGAGCTTATGATGATGTATATGTTGGAGACCTTGTTGACCTTGGCGGGGTTGTTGAATTCAGGGCAACCGGTGACATACCGATACGGGAATGGAGCAATAACAATCTTGACCCTGGAGCCTTGGAGATTTTCGAGCAGCCAGTATCGAATCCACCACTTAACAGGTACATCTGTGGTGTTGACCCAGTTGATAACGATGAGGCTGAATCATCATCAAAGTTCTCTGTGTTCATGTTTGACCTGTTTACTGACAGGATAGTTGCAGAATATACAGGACGAAAGCCGTTTGCAGAGGATAACTATGAAGTGGTTCGTCTTCTATGTATTTATTATAACGCAACCTGCATGTATGAAGCGAACAAGAAAGGGATGTTCGCATACTTTGCGAAGAAACGCTGTACATGGATGCTTGCTGACTGCCCTGAATATCTTCGTGAACGTCAGCTTGTAAAGTATTCTATGTTCGGTTCCGCAGTAAAAGGTATAACTGTAAATGCTGCAGTTAACAATTATGCAACAGACTTATTGAAAGACTGGTTGCTGAAAACATTTCCTTCAGAGCAAAAGGATGAAAACGGTGAAACACATATAGTTCAAGTACCGAATCTTTATACTATACGCAACCGGGCATTCCTTGAGGAGCTTACTGTATATGGGCCTGAGGCTAATACTGATAGAATCAGTGCCATGTCTCAAGTGATGCTGTACCGTGAACATTTCATTGTAATGTATGGTGGTTCACCAAGTTCTGATTCTTATGATTCAAAGGATGTATCGGATGATGAGTTCTTCGACAGGGACTGGAATAACCATCTATTTAAAATCAATACAGCTCACAAATCTATTTTATAACTATAACTGAATCGTTTATAGCTGGTTTTTCAAAGCATTTTCTACATAGTTTTGCTTCTGTATAAACAGAAGAAGCTATGGATTTTAATGTACAGTTTCCAGCACAGACCCTTCCATATAAATCCAAAGGGGACAAATGGAGGAAGTCTGTTGTAGATTGGGCAGCTTCAAAGACATATTTTAACTATTCACCCATAAGGCGTGATGCTGTTCACATGAAGATTAACTACGATCTGGTGAACGGCAAAGTTCATATGGATGATATAGTAGCTGTACTCAATCCTGGAAACATTTCGACAGCGTTCACACCGGAGAAGATACAGCACTATCCTATCCTCAACTCAAAAATCAATACACTTCGAGGTGAAGAGGCTGCACGTGTATTTGACTGGAGGGTGGTAATTACCAATCCAAATGCAGTATCTGAGATTGAGGAGGAAAAGAAGAAAGAATTTTATCAGCGGGTACAGGCTATAGTAGAAGACCAGACAATAGATGACCAGCAGGCAGGAAAGCAGCTCCAGGAAACTCAGGAATACTTCGACTACGACTGGCAGGATTTGAGGGAGATACGTGCGAATGAGCTTCTGAAGCACTACTCGATGGAGCAGAACTTCAAGCAGATATTCAATGATGGATTTCTTGATGCCTGCATCTGTTCAACTGAGGTATATCAGTGTGGAATAGTAGGGGGTGAACCTGTACTTGTAAAACTTAATCCTATCAAGCTTCGTATTTTCAGAAGCGGCTATTCAAACAAGATAGAAGATGCAGATGTCATAATCTATGAAGACTATTGGTCTCCTGGAAGAATCATAGATACCTATTATGACCAGCTTAAACCGAAGGACATCAAATGGCTTAGCAATGAACTACCAGATTTTGGTGGTCAGGGCCCACTCGGAGCAGCAGGAAACTATAATGAAGCTTATCCTTTTGTACTTAAGCGCAATATAATCGGAGAGGAAGGTATTGTAGTTGACAACACATCCGAGTTTGGCAGTGTTTTCGATGAACTTGCAGCCATAGAAGGCGGTCTTGGTTCCAATCTTCTTCCGTATGATGTTGCAGGTAACGTCAGGGTTCTCCGTGTCTGGTGGAAATCAAAGAGGAAGGTTCTTAAGGTAAAGTCATTCGATCCTGTGACCGGAGAGGAAGTGTTCGATTTCTATCCAGAAACCTATGTTCCTGATGAAGCTGCCGGTGAGACAAGTGAAAGCCTTTGGATTAACGAGGCTTGGGAAGGAACAAAGATAGGAGAGGACATCTATGTTGGTATCCGTCCTTGTCTTGTACAACATAATACTATTTCCAATCCTTCAAGATGTCATTTTGGAATAGTAGGAACGATATATAACGTAAACGAGTCAGTTCCGTATTCCCTGGTTGATATGATGAAGCCGTACAATTATCTGTACGATGCTATTCATGCAAAGCTGGTTGATATGATAGCTACCAACTGGGGAAAGATACTTGAGCTTGACCTTGCCTTGAAGCCTAAGAACTGGGAAGTTGAGAAGTGGATGTACTTTGCTCGTGCCAACAAGGTTCTCATCAAGGACTCCTTCAATGAAGGTAATAAGGGAGCTGCAACTGGAAAGCTGGCTGGAGGTCTCAACAACGCATCAAAGGGTTACATTGATGCTGACTGGGGACAGTCAATACAGAATTACATTTCCCTTCTCCAGTGGACTAAGGAATCTATGTCAGATCTCGTAGGCATCAACCGTCAGAGGGAAGGAAATACATATAATAGGGAAACAGCCGGGGGCATAGAGAGAGCGGTTCTTCAGTCGTCATATATCACAGACTGGTTATTCCAGCAGCATGACGATACTAAGCGCCGAGCCCTCGAATGTTTCCTTGAGGAAGCTAAGGGAGCTTTGCGCGGAAGAAGCAAGAAGTTCCAATATATACTTTCAGACAACTCCAGGAAGATAATGGAGATTGATGGTGATGCATTCGCTGAGTGTGATTATGGTCTTGTCGTGGATAATTCTAATGACACTCAGAAACTGTATTCACAGATGGAAACACTTGCACAGGCTGCGATCCAGAATCAGCTTCTGGACTTCTCGTCAATCATGAAGCTTTATACCTCTGCTTCTGTATCTGAGAAGATTAAGATTGTTGATACTGCTCAGAAGAAGATGCAGCAGAGGCAGGAAGAGATGGCTCAGCAACAGCAGCAGCTTGAGCAGCAGAAGATTCAGGCTGACCAGCAGGCTAAGATGGCTGAAATCCAGCAGAGGGATACCATCAATCAGAGAGATAACGAGACCAAGATACGTGTTGCTGAGATTAATTCCCAGGCAGAATATCTGCGTCTTGGTATCTATGCCGATGAGAACAGCGAGGAGCTTAGACGTGAAGAGATTGAGGTTAACAGGGAAAAGCTTAGGGCTGACATTGAGAACTTCGACAAGGAGTTGAGGTTCAAGGAGAAGGAACTGGCGCAGAAGAAGGAGATTGAGTTTAAGAAAATCAGTTCTGCAAAGAAAAGTGCTACTAAATAACTAACAGGTTTTACTCATGAGCATTATGCAAAAAGTTCGTCTCACAAAGGAGGAGATGGACGACATAGCAAGAAGGATAGCGACCCTTGCAAAGAAGGATACTGATTTTCCAGATGCTAATGCCCTGGAGGAAGAAGACCTTGTAGCTATAGTACAGAACGGCATTAACAAGAAAATCAACCTGTCTGATTTTGCTAACCAGCTTGTTAATCTGTCGGAAGAGACAATACAGCTGTTAATTGATGCTGCTGTTAAAGATGTAGCTATCGCACGTTCAGGTTCTACTGCATATTGGAATGCACAGATAGGTTATATACCTAATGAAGGAGATATAATTATTTACACTGATTATCAGACAATAGATGAAGACCAGACTATAACATATATTCCAGGAATAAAGATAGGTTCTGGAAATGCATATGTTCAGGACCTTGCATTCATTGATCAAAAGATATCTGATGAGCTTTCAAAGCATATATCTAATGGTGAAATACATGTAACCAGTGCAGAAAAGGATTTTTGGAACAACAAACTTAACGTGACTGACTTGCAGGAAGTTGTTGATGAAGTATTGATATTTAACAGAAACTAATATGGCATTAGAAATTTCAAAGGTTAGGTTGCCCTCTGGCAACGTTTACGACCTCAAGGATGCTACCGCGAGGGAACTGATTGCTGGTGGCTTATCATTCAACATCGTCTGGGACGGCACTGCAGCTCCTGTTGTTGCGAATATTCCCGCTGGGATTGTAGTTACCTACAACGGAACGGACTATACTGGTACGATGGCGGCTTCCTCGGCAGAGGCTGGCACGTTCTATCTTGTCAAGAGCGGGGCATCGCCTAACGCCTATGATGAGTATGTAGTGGCAGGCCCTTCCGATGGACAGTTCTGGGAGAGACTGGGAGGCAAGGACATTGATCTCTCCAATCTCGGTGCTCTCGCATACAAGGACAACGTTACTCTGAGCAAGGGTAGCGGTGACAACGTACTGGGAGAGGCTACGACCTTTACTGCTGCTGCTTCGGCGGTGTCCTTTGCCGCACACACGACTGATAACTTTGTGAAGTCGGTGAGCGCGGTCACGGGGAAGAAGATGGTGACGACGACTGTACCTAATGTCACGGGCAATACCGATGTGAGCATCCCGAATGTGACCAATGCTGGATCGGCATCCACTTGGAATTTCGCTATGGGTACTGGTACGGCTGCGGAGACCCTTATCATATCGGGAGCCAATTCGACTGCCCCGACCCTTGGAACCGCCCTGTCCGCAAGCAAGGTCACTCTCGGAACGGCCAAGACCGTGGCGACTGGGGCTTTGTCGGAAAGTGGTACGGGGGATGCCGTTGTGTCTGATGTTCAGGTCGGGGAATCTGCGGCTGCTATTACTGCCCTCGGTGCTGGTACGGCTGCGGCACAGAGCATAACCGTAGGGACAAATGACAAGGTATCTGTTGCCAAGTACGGAGACCTGAACGTGAGTGTATCATAAATCATAGGCTATGGCAATCAAGAAAGTACAACTGCCGGACAATTCCACGCAGGACATCAACGATTCAAGAATTGGCTCTGCGGACATAACGAAGTGGAACGGCAAGGAGGATACAACCAACAAGGTCACGTCCCTGTCGGCATCGTCCACCGATACGCAGTACCCAAGTGCGAAAGTCGTGTATGACGAATTGGATGACAAGGTGTCAAGTTCGTCCTATGACAATATCGTTTCTATGTCCAAGACGGATTTCGATGCCCTCGCTACGAAAGACGGAAGGACAATGTATATCGTTGATGACCCGAATGGGGCACACTATCCGGGAAACGAATATAGATTGATTGCTTCGGGAACTACATCAGCAGATATGGTCTCTATCAATATCACGACTGATACCAACGGCGACCCCTTTGAATTGAAAGAAGTCTTGGTCTATGCGAGGATTCGTGGCAACTCCGTAGGCTATACGGGATGGTTCAAGATTACGGTGGATAGCAACAGCTGGTCGATGGTGCAAGATTCCGGCGCAGTATTCGCCCAGTTCGCAGCATCGGGTGATAACTACTACACTGTACTCGGCACATTCTACAAGTTAGGGAACAGGGTCTTCCCGAAAAACTGTTACAGGTCGTGGAATACCGACTCTATAAAAGATTCTCTCTGCGATGCACAAGGTTCTTCTATGTGGTCGCTCCTGGAAGAATACACCAACGCCAATTTTACCGACAACATCAAGCGAATCCGTATGGGAGGCTATGACAACGGTGGTGTCGGTGCAGGGTCAGAGTACTGGGTATATGGAATTGACGCATAAAAACAACGAGATATGACGATATATGAAAATGGCGTGGCTCGTGAAGCAACCGCCGAGGAAATAGCCGAGTTCGCAAGGCAGAAGGCAGAAGCCGAGAGCATCACTATACAGATGTCGGTAGAGGAAGTACTGAAACTCCTTGCTCCAAAACTGGTAACGGATGTCCCGGACGAGACCGCTATCCACATGGTTGAGTACTTTCCTCATTGGGAGGATATGCTCGGTCAGTATGTGGACGTGGAGACGAGGGTGTATGACAACGGCTATCTGTGGAAGGTCATTCAGCCCCACACGTTCTCAACTGAGTGGAGACCGGAAGTTGCGACTTCGTTGTTTACGAAGGTGCAGATTCAGCAGGAGCAGGGAACGATTGACAACCCTATCGAGTACTCAATCAACATGGAGCTTATCCAAGGCAAGTACTATGTTGAAAATGGCATTCTGTACCTGTGCATCCGTCCTCTTGCACAATCAGTATGGGCGTTGTCCACGTTAGTGGGGAATTATGTTGAAGTAGTAAACGAATAGGATATGGCGAAGAAGATTTACATAGGAGACGTAGAGGTTACATCAAGTTCCAAGGGAGACCCCGGAATTAATGGAACTAATGGGACTAACGGCGTAGGCATTTCCTCTGTCGTCCAGACCACCGAGAGTACTGTCAGTGGCGGGACGAATGTCATTACCGTTACCAAGACAGATGGCACGACATCAACCTTCAACGTGAGGAACGGCGATGCAGTAGGATCGGTCGTTGTAGCTCAAACAAAGGGGACTTCAACCACCTCCACAATGTCGCAAAATGTAATT